TTGCTACGGGTGGTAGAGCAATTATATTATCTACACCTAATGGTACAGGTAACTGGTTCCATAGAATGTGGACTAAAGCACAAGATGGTACTAGTGGATTTACACCTATTAGATTACCATGGACTGTACACCCTGAAAGAAACCAAGAGTGGAGAGATAAACAGGATGATGAGTTAGGGGATAGAATGGCAGCACAAGAGTGTGATTGCGATTTTACAACTTCTGGTGATACCGTGTTCCCACCTGAAATATTAAATCTTATTGAAACTACAATGATTAAAGATCCCTTAGAAAAAAGGGGTATGAATAATAGTTTATGGGTTTGGGAATATCCTGATTATACAAGGCAATATATGGTTGTAGCTGACGTAGCAAGAGGCGATTCAAAAGACTATTCAGCGTTTCACATTATAGATATTGAAACTTGTACACAAGTAGCTGAATTTAAAGACCACATCCCTACAAAAGATTTTGGACGAATATTATATAACATATCAACTGAATATAACAAGGCATTACTTGTAATTGAAAATGCAAATATTGGTTGGGCCGCAATTCAAGAAGTAGTTGACATGGGATATGAAAATCTATATTACAGTCCTAAAGACGAAAAATTCTCTCGAGATGCCGAAGCATATATTGCTAAAGGATATGACTTAATTGATAAATCAAAAATGGTACCTGGATTTACAATGTCTTTACGTACTAGACCTTTAACAATTGCTAAATTAGATGCATATATTAAAGAACAAAGTATACAAATATATTCAAAACGTACATTAGATGAATTAAAAACTTTTGTATGGAAAAACGGTCGACCAGAAGCCCAAACGGGGTATAATGACGACCTAATAATGTCCGTAGCTACCGCATGTTACGTGCGAGATACTGCACTTAAATTTGCCCAACATGGGGTTGACTTAACCCGGGCAATGCTTAACAGTACAACCAAAGCAACTTATAACCCGTTTTTTAGTTCATCACCAATTAACGACCCTAAACAAGCATATAAAATGAATGTAGGGGGAAAAGATGAAGATCTTTCTTGGCTTTTAGGTTAGATATTTATACACATACTATAAACCATTAATATGGCAGACACTAGCTTATTTACACGATTAAGGCGCTTATTTTCTAATGACGTTATCATAAGAAACGTTGGAGGAGATTCCCTTAAAATTATGGATACTGATCGTATCCAAAAATATGGAAATTTAGAATCTAATTCATTATATGATAGATTTACAAGATTACATAGACCTGTAGGTTCATCCCTCCAATATAACCCAACACTTAATTATTCTTCTATGCGACTTCAGTTGTATAGTGATTATGAAGCTATGGATTATGACTCATTAATTGCTCCCGCACTTGATATTATTTCAGAAGAAGCAACACTTAAAAATGAATATGGTGATGTATTAACAATTAAATCATCTAATGATAATGTTAAAAGAGTATTACACAATTTGTTTTATGATGTATTAAATATTGAATTTAATTTACCATCATGGGTCCGCCAAATGTGTAAATATGGTGATTTTTATCTACACTTACAGATTTCAGAAAAGTTTGGTGTATATAATGCATTACCTCTTTCAGTATATCAAGTAGTAAGGGAAGAAGGAATGGATCCTGAAAACCCTAGTTATGTCCAATTTGTATTAGACCCCAATGGTTTATCCCAAAGTCAAACATATAGTGCCAGAAGAAGTGACCAGATGAAGCTTGAAAATTATGAAGTTGCCCATTTTAGACTATTAGCGGATGCTAATTATCTTCCTTATGGTCGTTCATATCTTGAGCCAGCCCGTAAAGTATTTAAGCAATTAATTTTGATGGAAGATGCAATGCTTATTCACAGAATTATGCGTGCACCAGAAAAAAGAATTTTCTACATGAATGTAGGAGGTATACCTCCACAAGAAGTAGATCAATTTATGCAAAAAACTGTTAACCAGATGAAAAAGACCCCATATGTGGATCAAGAAACTGGTGATTATAATTTAAAATTTAATATTCAAAACATGACTGAGGATTTTTATATCCCGGTTAGAGGTAATGATTCATCAACTAAAATTGAAACCACAAAAGGACTCGATTACGATGGAACAACTGATATTGAGTACTTAAAGAACCGAATGTTAGCTGCACTTAAGATCCCTAAGGCATTTTTAGGATATGATGAAAACCTTGAAGGTAAATCAACAATCGCAGCATTAGACATTAGGTTTGCTCGTACAATTGAGCGTTTACAACGAACTATTGTATCTGAATTACAAAAAATCGCATTAGTACACCTTTACACACAAGGATTTACAGATGCTGACTTAGTTGATTTTGAACTTAAATTAACAGGCCCATCTATTGTATTTGAACAAGAAAAAGTAGAATTATATAAATCTAAAGTTGAATTATCTAACTCTATTCTAGATAAAAAAATATTATCTACAGATTTTATCTACAAAAACATATTTAACCTTTCAGAACAAGAATTAGACCATGAAAAGGAAAAATCACTTGATGACGCAGCACATATTTTCCGTACTAATCAGATAGAAAATGAAGGTAATGATCCTATTGAATCCGGAGAATCATATGGTACACCCCACGATTTAGCAGGTTTATATTCTACTAAACGTGATAAACATATTAAAGATATTCCTGATGGGTATGATGAAAATGAACCAGGTAGGCCAAAATCTAAATTAAGTAATTTTGGAACTGATCAAAGTAATTTTAGTCGTGACCCCATTGGAAAATCTGGACTAACTGCTGATGAAACACCAGCATATTCAAAACAAACTAGCGAAGTTTCAAACGCTTCATTAAAAGAAAACTCTAGACTCCTTAAAAAATTATCATTAGGTAGATTAAAAGGTAAACAACTTCTTAATGAGGATGGTAAATCTTCAATCCTAGATGAGAAAAACATAATAGATGAGTAATCTTCAAGACTCCTCATATATTTATATAGGAATAAAAAATATTCATGCATGAAACCTAAGCACTCCAAGTACAAAAACACGGGTATTTTATTTGAACTGTTAACCAGACAAATAACGTCTGAAACTATTTCAAATACACCCCCCAAAGCTGTAGGTATCTTAAAAAAGTTTTTTGGTAATGATTCTTTTCTTTTAAAAGAATATCAAATATACCATGCTTTACTTAATAAAAGATTTGAAAAAGATGCTAGTGCTACGGTTCTCATTGAGACACTTATAAGTGCCCATTCTAAATTAAATAAATCAGCATTAAGAAAAGAACGCTATAATTTAGTTAGAGAAATTAAAGATACATATAACATTGAGGACTTTTTTAAGGCTAAAATTCCTAATTATAAAATATATGCTAGTGTTTATAACTTACTAGAAAATAAAGAGGCTAATCCTTTATCTATTGTAAATTCTAAAGTAGCTATTTTAGAACATATTACAAATAAAAACCTTCCAAACAAACCTAAAAAAGAAATGGTTATGGAAGAATATGAAAAGTTTGATAAAGAAACCCGAGCATTAACTTATAAAATGTTAATGGAAAAATTTAACGATAAATATTCTGGGTTAGCTGATAATCAAAGAATCCTATTAAAAGAATATGTTTATAACGTTTCTAATAGCCCTAAATTAAAAGCTTTTTTAAATGAAGAAGTTAATAAGGTAAAGGCTGAAATAGAAATATTAGCTAAAAATACTGATCAAGTTACTAAAATTAAACTTAACGAAGTTAAAAACTTGATTAAACCCCTATGCAAAAAATCATCTGTACATGATGATAATGTGATTAATCTCCTTAACTATTATGAATTAGTTAATGAATTAAAATCTAAATAATAATGAACATTAAAGAACTCAGATCCATTATTCGCGAACTTATTAAAAGCGAATTATCAGAAATGAATTCATTAGGGGCTTCGGGTGCGGGTACTACTATTAGTACTGGTGTTAGTGATGCCTATGCTACCCCATTTGCTTTTGGAAAGAGTAAAAAGAAAAAAAAAGGTTACATGGGTTATAAAGAATTAAAATAATAAGTTATGGGAAAGAAAATTAGCGCTTTTGAATTCGGAAAAGGAGACACAAATACTTCTCGTCCTGGTGTACATGCTAAAACTAAAAATAGCAATCATAAACAGTCTAAGCATTATAAAAAAACATATAGAGGACAAGGAAGATGAATAATTTAATTGTAGATATAATCCCATTAAAGGTTGATAAACTCTTAATAGAGTCATCAATTAA